TGATGAGCAAGACCACCAACATCTCAATCAACGATACTAAAATTATTGATTTTTTCCATCTCATACATCTGCAATGAATGCAACACGAGATCACGATACTTCCAAGTGCTGACCA